ATAAGTCGGTATAATAATTGAGAAGAACATAATTACCTCGTTTTAGAAAGAATACTCGGCACATTGATAATTAGCTGTTATCTTCTAAATGGTGCTAAAAAAGTTGCTGTATGTGCCGATAGTTATTATATTAATTTCCATTTAAAACCATATGCAGTTTTACGTTTTCCCATAGCCGCATCAGCTATATGATGACTAACTGATTCATCCCGCTTATCTTTAGTATAATTATGTGTCTGCATATAAATTGCAGCCGCGCGAGTTGAAGGAAATTCTTGAATAATAATTTCAGTATTCTTATCTAATTGCGCCACTGCGATACAAGTATTTCTATCATTAGCATTTTTCTTTGTATCTCTTCCAGCTTTAATCAATGCTGATCTAATAGGTTTTAAATCACACTAGTATTTTTTAGCAATTTCAAGAGCGGTCATACCATTATCATAATCCTATACAAATAAATTATAGTCATATAATTGTGTACCATCGCCGCCATAAGTAGCATTATAACCAAAATGAAATGTATTTAATTGTTCTATCCAAAACTATTCGCGTTCACTTAGAATAGATAAATCACATTCCTCTAACTATTTAATTGAAAAATGTTCAATACCATATTTATTCATTGCTGCGTATAATGGACGTTTTTCACATCTAATTTTATTATATTCATTTAAATGCTCTTGAAATCGTTGTTCAATTGTAGTAGTAGTTTTTCCTACATACTATTTACCATTTACATCGTTGGTAATTACATAAATAAATCCTGTCATATTATATTCCTCCCTATAGAAATAAAATCTGGCTGGATGATAGGGCATCCTTATCTCGTTTCGGTAGCTAGCCGTCCGCTTCCCATATTACCTTTACACCAATGGTACATATGCTCGGCACTGGATAGTTTGTCTGCTATCAATAAATATGGTGACAATAATTATAAGAATATTGCTGTTCGTGCCGATATAAGCGGGGGTACAGGGATTCGAACCCTGACTTTTGCGCTCAGAACGCCCGACTTTTAGAGAGTCGTGTGCTGCCGTTACACTATACCCCAACATAAAAGGACTGATTACGGCTCAGTCCAAGCCGTTATCAGGCTAAGAAAATCTTATTGAATACATCAAATAAAGTAGGAATATCCGTTGGGTCGGAAGTAGAAAAATGGTACGTATGATACTTTTCCACGAAGGCGTTTAGTGCCTCCTGATAAACTTTCTGCGCCTTTACCATCTCCTGACGTGCGGCTTCCACCTTTTCCGCAGCGGCTTTGCGCTCAGCGGCTTCCTTCTCTTTCTTTTCTCTTAGTTCCCTTTCTTCTTTTTCCTTCTGGATTTTAGCTAGGTTTTCCTTTTCTTTCAGTTCAAACTCGGCGCGATTAGCCTCATCCACCGTGTTATAGAACTTTCCAGTCTTGTCCGAATAAATTTTAATCATATCTCATTACCTCCTTATGTAATGAAAAAATTATTTACAGAAGATAAGTTCCTTTCCTTACCTTCTGTAAATATTATACCATAAAAGTTTGAAAAAGTCAAATGTTAGGATACTACCTTCCATCCTGCTGGGTAAGCACTTGGCGACCAGATGTTATTATCAATGGCGCTTTCATATACTTGCCCCTCAAACATTACCTTATCGCCGCGCATATAAGGATTGGTGCTATCGGGTTGCTCCCATTCTGGGATAACGTTTTCATCTGGAATAAGCACCTTTGCCCATAGGCTTGGCGCTGCGGTAGGAGTCCAGGCATCTTGCGCCGCGTGTGATTGAAGGCATTTATATAAGGTGCCCTCATAATTTACTTTATCGCCTTCTAAGTAGGCTGCGCTCGCATTCCAATTAGGGAATAGCTGCACGGCCTCAATTGCGTCTTCATCTGATAAAGACAATGCCGCTTTCTCAATATAAGGGCGTAGCTTACGTGCTAATTCAAGTAAAGTCATTTATTACTCCACCCCCAATAGCACCTTGGCGGCCGCGAGCTCTTCCTATAAGGAAGCAATACTAGCTGCTTGGGAGAGAAGGTATTCATCTTTGGTATATTCAGTATATTCATATTGATAGCCAGAGATAGTCTTACCTTCTATTTCTTGTGTATAAGGCTCTACATTAGAAGCCGTAAATACAGAAGTTGAAGTTATTTCAATTGGTTGAGGTTCAGTTGTGCCATAAACGATACCATAATTTTTCATTATACTCAACCTCCATAATGCTGACGCCATTTGGTTATATTGTTATTATAGACTGTGTTTTTCTGCGGTACAAACATAATGCGACCGCCGCTAGCACGTAACTTCGCAGCTGTAGATATATCGCATCCATAGTGGAAGATACCAGCGGAATTTCCAGAATTACATATACCACCTACGGAAACAATAGTTTCTCCTACTAGATTGCTCGTAGACCATAAGGTATCGCCAATAGGCAATGCACTATTTGCGGCACCACCGCATTCAATTGGCATATAAACCCAATCGTAATTAGCGTCAGCGCCAAAAGCATTAATCCAGTAAGAGGAAGCAGCGGGAATAGTAATGCCTAATGCGGTATCTCCATTATAGTAGGGAGACCCTGCATTAGTGCCGCTACCTTTAATTGTCATATTTCCCACTACACGCCACTGGTTGCCCCACGGATTTTCCATACCACGATAGCTAATCGCGCGAGAACCTGGCGTGGAGTAAGTGATAGGATTATTATTTAAGACAACTGTCGTGCTCGTAGCCGCGCCGGTAGCATTGCCCAGAGAAGTAGTTGACCCAGTAATTGCAACACAGTTGTCAGTAGAACTTTTATTAACGCTAACGATACCATTTTCTAGCGCAGTCTGTACGTTAGTAGTACCAAACTCTACCATTTCTAACATCTGATTGGCAGATTCAAACTCTATTGTAGTGAGTTGCCATCCAGTACCACGATTATGTGCGAGCTGCTATAGGTCTGCAAATGTAATACTGTTGTTGTAGCCATTTAATGGCAGTGCGCCCGCAATAGAGCTGAGTCGGTCCTCAGCAACGCTGACGCCGGATTCATTGTTCTTTAAATAGGAAGATTGACTTACGTCCTCAATGCTGCCTTCATAGGCGGGAAGTAGAACATAATCTAACTCTACATCGTCAGATTTAAAGAGAGGATGGAGAGTGAAGCCTACACGTGCAGTAGGAGATAGAATTAGGCTTTCTTTGTATATCTTGGTTCCGCGTGCGCTAATACCTGTACTCATTAGAGTGCGCTGGTAATAGAACTTGGGCTGATACACCATTACTTGGCCATTAGAGCCATCTTCTGTGTAATTAGAATCGCCATAGAAAGCAGTAATAGAACCATCATTATCTACATTACAACGCATCCGGCCGCCAAACATTGAATACTTATTAAAGTCGGCACCCTATGTATAAGAGGAAGCGTCTTGCGTGCGCTCAAAGGACTTATTTTCATAGTCAATCGTAAGTCCAACTGAATCACCAGTGTTATAAGAGCTTGGATTCATAAGTGCCTAAATTAGCTCACTTTCGGTCATATCACTGGCAGTAATGTTCCCATCTGGGCCTACTATTACTATATGACCTGCGGCATCAGTACCGAGATTGGAAATACCACCACTTCCGCCGCCAGTAGGAATATTGTTGATGCGAATTTCTAGTGCGTTATATGCGGAAGTAATTGCATCAGTAATTGCCTTTTGAGTCATGGTACCATCGGTATTTTGGCCAGTAGTACTGTACATCTTCACTAAATTCTCAATGGTCTTAGTTTCGCCTGATGGCATTGTTAGTACTAAGGTTGGAGAAATATAAGTGGAATTAGGGACCTAAGTGAGTGAAATGGCTAGTTTATCCATTTCATCATCAATTTGCTAAGTAGTTGCGCCCTAAATACTCTCAAGTGCGGACTCAATACGTGCTTCTGCGGCGGAAGCATTCTCCATTGCTTGCTCTGCGGCCGCGAGAGCCTCAGCTGCATTAGCATTATTTGTATTAGTTTGCTCTGTAATAGATTCAATTTGAGATACCGCGGCGTTGGCTTTAGTAATCGCGGCCTGAGACTATGCGGCGTAGGACTCTATCTGCCCTTGCGGCGTTAGTGCGCGTGCGAGTACAACATCAATAATATCAACCATTATTTTCGTCCTCCTCACTAGCGCCTAGGAGATTTACCCATTCCCCAGTAGAAGTGGCCATATATACTTCTAGGCCGGATGCGCCTTTAAGTACAAGTGCGACTGAGCCAAGAGTTACATATTTAGGGTCAATAGTAGCCAAGTCCGCAGTAGTGTCGCAAATGTGCTCATAGGTTACTATGTTATCCTGTTGTCCGCGTCTAGACATAATTGTCATATTAAATCGCCTCCATTAAAAATACCGGCACAAGGCCGGCATTTATTAGTTAAAAGAGATGTTAAGATTGGTAGTCATCGCATCGCCCATAAGAGATTCACTTAGATTAGTGATATGCGCGGTGATTTCGTCTAAGGAGTAAATAGGTTCGTTATTCACCCGAATTTGTAAAGAAGTAATTGTAGAATGTCCGAGTTCCTCTAGAAGTGGGTCAGCATTCTTTATGTTCATATAAGCGGTACTTGACATTGTATCGTTAGTAAAGTTAAAAGTAGTATCACGAGTAAAGCTATTGAGTTCATAGTTTAATTGCCCATTAAAAACAATTTGTGCCATAGTTGATTCCTCCATTTATTAAAATAGAAGTATTACTTCTAATAATATGTAAGTTAATTAAGACTAATTTTGCTACTATCGTTCTTCTTCTAAAAGTTTTATGCGCTTACGAAGGTCTTGAATCTCTTTTAGTAAGAACGGAGTAAGTGAGGTATAACTAATACCTACATCTGTAGGATTATCCGTAGGAGTACCCATACATATCTCGGGTAAGATAGGATATGTATCTTCAAAAATGAGACCAGCTAATTTAGTATTTTTAGGATCGTCATTATAAATGAAAGTTACGGGAGTAAGTTTATCAAGTTTATCGCCAATAGAATTTAATGGCATAATATTGTGTTTAATTGTACGAGAAGAGCCATTTCCTGAGGTACCATTTGAACAGATATGAAATTTAACCGAATTATCCGGCCAATTAAATGCGTTTGCAACTGAATTAAATTTAAATTGAATTTGTGTGGAAGTTCCGTGATATTGCCAGTATTGAGTATTAACGTTTTGTACTTTAAAATGGGTTGTACTAGTTACAGCTAAAGTACCGACCGTAGCATCGGGCATAAAAGTATCTCCCGCAGCATCTCTATATATAAGCCATTTGCTACTAGTGGTATATGCACTGCCACTATAGTAGCCTGAAGACCATAAGCCTTGGTAACCGCTACCATTAGAGTCTAACAATATTCGACAAGAAGTTGTAGTATTTGTTGCACTAACATAATGCTCTCCTGCTCCTTGTGCAAGAATATTTCCGCCAGCATATATTGCTCCTTCTGCTTCGAACCACGCTGGGGTTGCATCTGTTCCTCCAATTACTTTTAAACCGGCTGGACCACGATAATCGTCATGATCTGTATATATTAAGTGTACAGGCTATGTTCCAGTATTTTCTTGAAAAGTAATGCGAGGATTTGTGCTCGCGGCGGTCATAGTTGCATTAGTTGTACCACCCAGGACTAAGTGATGAAAAGGATAGGTGGCTGTACCTAGGTCACCCTAATTTGTACAAACAATACTTTGGTTAAAAGCAAATGGTATACTAGCACTATTATATATATGACAGCAGCCACTATTTATAGACCCAATTTGTACCGTATTGCCATTTAAAGTAGATCTTAAATAGCCAGCTGTAGACTCTACGCTTCCAACAGACGAAAGGCCACCACTACCAATTTGTACCAAACCACCTTCATTATTAATATATAAAGTTGAGGCAGCACTATTATTTCTAGCCATGATTTCATTGCCATCAATACCAATATTTTCTCCGCCTTTTGGGCCGATAATCAATGAACCATTCTAATTTAATCCTACGTCTTGGTTATAATTAATATATAATTGGCCTGTCATCGTGCCACCGCTTAAAGCTAAATCCGAAGAAGCATGACCCGATAGTGCACCAGTTAATGTATATCCGCCAGTAATAGTTTTGTCATAAGGGTCTATTACTAATGGCGTTCCTGTACCAGTTTTCGTTGTTCCATCGGCCGAGGCTATACCAAAAATTCTAAATGTGCTATTCAATTGGTCTAACGCTATTCCCGCCTAAGCGGTATTCGCGGTAGGAGCATTAAGATGTAATTCGCCGCCTTCTCCACTAGCCGGAGTAATGTTCAGAACGCCAGTTAAAGTAGAAGACCATGTATTATCTCCTCTCCAAAAAGAAGCGGTAGTATTTGAAGCATTTGTTGATAATTTAGTAGCCGTATTTGCATTCCCGTTTAAAGTTACATTCCCACTTGGGTCAGCATATACAATCCATTTTGAATGTTTACGCGAGTAAATTCCACCATTCCCACTGGACCCAACTATAAATGCCACCTAATTTGGATTAGTTGCTTGCGTGTTATTTACCTCTACGCCAGTTTCTCCTGCTTTTGAGATAGAAATAGTCCCCGCACTAAAGCCTCTATTAGCATCACGATATACTAATGTATTAGCCGTGTCTGTACTAGTATACGCTAACCAATCATAAGTGGAACTAGCTGTTGCACGTAATACTGTATTAGCTGTCCCATCGGCAACCTGTGCTAAGGCATTAGTTGCAGACGCATATAAAATGCCGCCTTTCGTCCAACTTGTCTTTCCCGTGCCGCCATATCCTACGCCAATAGTAGTAGCATTCCAAGTACCGGTTGTAATAGTGCCTAAAATTTTTAAATTAGAAGTAGTGCCAGTATAGGCGCCATTCCAATACGCCAATGTATTCTTAGTAATTAAGTGAATGTCTGCGGTATTAGAGGTCCACTCTAGATTACCTGCTGATGTTTTATTATAAATTGCGCGACTAATTAAGTTCTTACTTGCATCAGTAATTACTGCCTATGAAGCAGTAAGGCTCGATACATTTGCATCTGTGGTATATATTGTATCCGTAACGCGCAAGCTCCCTTGCACGACTGTACTTTTAAGCTAGGCGATAAGTCATTCCTCCTTGCGCGTATTGCGTTCATAATAATAGGGTCCTGCACCGCAGAGGCCCTACTAGGTTCAGTAAATAAATGGCGCAAAGCAGCATCTATCTACTATTTATATTATATCATATTTGGTGTTGGAATGTCAAGTGTTAGAGTTCAATTAAATTTTTCCCGCGAACAATTTTATTTTTCTATATTGCCGCTTTTTCTCCTTCAATAAATTCATCTGCCTTAAAAACACCGGTTTTAAGTACTTGCTCGTTAGATAGAGTAGTTACCTCACGTAAACTAATACTGTGAACCGTTGACGTTCTACCGTTCGCACCTGACCAGTCATTTAATATACGTAATGCAACATAAGCCGGCGGCTTACCCGTAGATAAATTGCCAGACCAAGTACGAGTACCGTAATAATGCTAATGTACTAAAGCAGTAGATGGTTTAGTCGCTATAACATAGTCACAACTACTATTAGATGTCGCGGCTTTATCCTCATCAAAGCGTTCAAAGCCTAAATAGAACTAATTGCCGGCATCTATTGACACTTCAATATCATAATAATAAGTTTTTCCAGCCGGAGAAATAGGAATATAAACAGAGCCACGAGAGCTGTTACCGGTTAATGTAATTTCACCATTATCATCATAATCGGTAAGAATATTGGTACGATTACCAATGGAAGTAGTTAATGGGACTGCTAGTAGTTCGCGCGCAGTTGTCTCATTGAACTCATAAGAGTGTACATTTTGTAGATTGTCAATTTTCGCGCTGGTATGATATAGAGCAAGAATATCATCGGCACTAAGGGGAGTAGAGTAGATACGGAAATCACTAACCTATAAATTACTATAAGAATAGGAGGTAGAAGTATCCCATCCATTGATATAAATTCTAGTTCCAGAAATAGTCTTATAAGTTTTTGCTTGTCCCCATAATACTCCATCTTGATAAGCTTTACATGTAGTTCCGTCTCCAGTCATTACAAAATGGTGCCATACATCTGCTGTAGGGGCAGTAACCTATGTTGTTATACCAGGATTATATAATGGGTTACTTGTACCGTCTCCAGTATTCCAAAGATTTCCTCCATAAATACCATTTAATCTTACTCCGTTACCGAAACCCCAATGCATAGTACCAGAATAAGTATTAGATTTACCCCACCAAGAAATGCTATAAGAATTACTAAAACCGCTAGTAGTAATTTCGCCACTTTTTATTTTTTTATTAGTAGCGGTAAAAGATACTCCATTATCATATCTAGGCGAGCTCGCAAGCGTAAGAGGAGCATTTAAAATTGTTCCATTATGCCCATATCCGCTACTATCCAATACTCCATTTTCTAAATCATCCAACTTATAATGTAGCACCAATCCCTAACTAATCTCATGTATCTAAGCATCACTTAATACTTCATCATATACCCTTAAATCATTTATGCATCCATTAAAGCCAAAATATCCTCCTGCATACGTTTCCCTTCCAACTCCAGTCCAAGTTGCGTCTGATACAAATGCTGCTTGGCCTGTTAACTAACCAACGTATGCTCCATTTTTATATAATTTACATATGCCATTGTCAAATGTAGAAGCAAGATGTGTCCATTCATTAACTGGTACTGCACACGTAATATAATTATTATAGCTACCACATAGCATATCTACTTTACTGTTATCTTGGCTAACCCCAAAAGCCCATTTTTTACCATTCCAATTTCCAGAGCTAAGAATAGTACCATTATAATGTGTATGAGTGCCTAATGGTTTTACCCATACGGCAATACTTGCTTGTGTGCCTAATATATCTAAAAAATTGCTATCTAGCTATAATCCATTAGTTAATTGTGAACTAGAGTTCGCACGCTAATAGCACTATCCTATTTTACCCGCGGTGTAAGTTAGAGTCCCGATTGCTGTTGCAGTAATTCCGCTTGTTCCAATTTGCCGTAAATCCCCATCAAGTGGTAACCATACTCTCAAACTCACATTACCACCCCTTTTTCTCCATTTCCTTTTCCACCGCTTCCATAAACTTTTGCTTACTCCTATTCTTTCGCGCCTTATCTGCCTAGTGAGAACTTTCATCTACTTGCGCCTAGGTAGGGATAATTCTAAATTGGATTATCCCATTCTAGGCATAATAGGAGTTACGAGTATAATTCATAAGTATATCATCTAACTCCTCATCATTATATAAGGTGGCAAACGCAAGATTGTCATCGGATAATTGCCAATAGATTTGAGGGTCTGTACTTTTCAATTGAAAAGTACTGGGATTTAGGCGCTCTAAGTTAGAGAGCTCAAAGCCATCGGCGAGTATTAGTTTATACATATGCGTCACCATCCTTATGCGAATATAAAGTCTATACTGTTGTCAGTAGTATTGTATTGTAAGTAAGCTTTATCTGTGTCATCAACTGTAAGAGTAAATTTAGGGGAACGAGTATCGTTAGTTATAGTTGCTGTTTCTCCCACTATTATACTCTTTGCTATGCCTAGGCCACCTTCGATAACTACTGCGGCCGCATTTTTAGCAGTTGCATCGGTAGTACCATTAAATTCTGTTTTCCAGGTTGCTGTGGCAGTGCCACTCATTACTGTTCCACCATACCAGATAGGAGCAGCAGTAGCGCCATTACCAATTAAAACATGACCTGCGGTGCCACCAGTAGTGGGAGCGTAATACGTAGAGCTAGAAGTATAATTATGCGCATTATTAAGAGTCGGTAGTCCATAATATACATCTCGTTCTGTTACAAAGTTTGTACTAGTACTACTTAATGCTCCTGCTGATGCGCTATCAGAATAAGCGCGAGAAGTTAAACCAGTAGTTCCATTAGTATTATCAGAAAGGACTACCTAATTTTTAGTAAAAGATTTAACTCCTGTGCCACCCTAGGCAATTGGTAATGTACCCCATTGTAATGTCCCGTTAGCTGATGTTGCATATAGTGCACCATCCGCGCTTGCCTTACTGCCGAATGTAGCATTTGTATCTGTATAATAAGCAACTGCATTAGCAGTTGAAGTAATATTAGCGGCGGTGGCAGTATCGGCATTGCCCTATAAAGCTCCAATAAATTTAGGAGCTTCAACCTACACTGGAAAACTTGTAGCTCCATAAACTTCCCCAATTTTCCCTAATAAAATTGCTTCATGCTATACGGAAGAACTGTTATACTATCTTACAACAATTGTTTCAGAATTGGCTTTATTTGCATCATCGCTTGTAGCAATTTCTAATATACTATCTGCTTCTCCTGTACCAGTAAAGCGTAGCCAAGCGGCATCACCTGAAGTCGCAGGACTTTTTATAGCTAAACCATCAGCAAATAATGCCATAGTTTTTGCCGGAATTGCAGTGCCACTTCCATATTTTGGTAACCAATTGGTAAATGACATCTATTCCGTATTTAGTAGTTGCGCCCGAGTTAGTGTAACTGGAATATCTGCCGCGACCAACTCTCTAAAGCTTGGCGCTGCATTATTTCCACTACTCGGACCTGCTAATACTAAATTCTTTGCTTTAGCCCCATATGGATTTTTTGTATCGCCATATGCATCTTTAAGCGAAATAGTAGTGCTTGCGCTAGAACCAGTCTATGCAGTAGAAGTACTGGACTGTACTGGAGATGTGGCTCCAATTGTAACAGAAGTGATACCAGTATTAGTATTAAACCCCTAATCTCTTACCCAACTAGTTCCATCATATGTTAAAGCAAGAACTGCGCCAGCATACCATCCATTAGTTTCATCGATAGTACTCGCCGCAGTAGTTCCATACTAAACGATAGGTTTCGCGCCAGTTCCCTATACATTAAGTGTAGGACTTGCTGCGCTATTTTCTTCTTTAAATTTTATATGAATTGTAACTCCTTCATATAATTTAAAGTGAGTCATATCTACAACTTTCGCTGCAGTTCCTGCGGCGGTTTCACAGTAACCATAAGCGGTTGACGCAATTGCATATGCTGTGCCGCTTGAGCCATTAGGCTGAATTTTTTCAATAACACCGCTTACTTTACTTGCCATTTAATCACCGCCTTATTAAGTATATGTAATAGAAGCTCCAGTCATAAACTCCGTTGTCGCTGTTACATTTAATGTTGGCCACGTACCGCCACTAAGACTTAAATCATTTAGTTTTGGCACTGTCTATGCCGTTGCTTTTGTAGTTGCAGTTCCTTTTGTAATAATTAAAACAGCATCAGTTACTGTTGCATCAGTTGGTGTGCCTGCGGTACCAACGCCAGCAATGGAGACTCCGCTACCTTTATTAAGAGTAGACCAAGCACCAGTGTTTGCAGTATAAGCAACTGCTGTAACTGCTTTAGTTTTACTTGGGCTAATGCCTAAAGCTACCCACGATGGCGCCTTTGCCGCAGTGCCCGTGCCTTTCATATATAATACTTTATCTGTAGCTGCTGTGTTGCCAGTTAAAAAGCTATATGTACCATTACCTGTACCATAAATTAATTGGCCAATAGCAGTAAATTCACTTTTCTTAATAACAGCACTATCAAGTGCCCAAGAGCTATCTCGTCCTAAACGTTCCCAAGCACTACCTGTCCAAACAAATTCACTATCACTATAAATAACTACGTCGCCAGCGTCAAAATCAGTAGTTTTTCTTAAACCAGTTCCAGCTAAAGTAGCAGTAGTAGCTCCATTTGTTAATGCGGTAGTTGTAATGCCAATAAAATGCATTGCCCCAGAAAGTCCTGCTAATGCCGCTGAAACGGCGCCACTAGTAACTAAATTTGTACTATTTGCAGTTACCGCTGTATCAATAGCCTTAGTACTTACTGCGCTTGTGCCATTGCCAATTAATACCTCTCCACTAGCCAATGTTTGCGCGCCGGTACCACCACGAGCGACACCAAGAATACCATCAGTTAATTTACTTGTATTTAAACTCGGTATATCAGCCGCAGTAAGCGCTCTGAAAGTAGGAGCTCCGGCAGCATTTGAAGGTGCGGCTAATACATAGTTTTTAGTTTTACTGCCATATGGATTTTTAGTATCGCCATAACCATCTGCTAATGAAATAGTTGTATTTAAAGTATCACTTTTTGCTGTACTTACACTAGATTGTACTGGGCTTGTAGCCTAAACACGAACACTAGTAACCGTGCCTCCGCTATTTGTATTGTATCCTTGGTCACGTACCCAATTTGTTCCATCAAATGTAAAAGAGACTACTGCGCCGGCTTGCCAACCAGTAGTTTCATTAACAGTACCTGCAACTGTAGCATTAGCTACATCTTCTGTTGCTCCAGATAAAACAATAGGTTTCGCGCCTTCACTGTTTACATTTAAACTAGGATTTGCAGCAGTATTAGCATATCTAAATTTAATATGGACAGTAACTCCATCTACATATTTAAAACCTGCAATTGTTACTGCTTTTTCTGCAGTTCCTGCTGCAGTAGAACAATAGCCATATGCTGTCGAAGCAATGTTATATAAATTGCTATTAGTATTTACTTGTTCAATGATTCCAACTGCGTTATTTGCCATCTTATCTCACCGCCTTATGTTCTTGGTACTATAACTGTTGTTGGTGTCTGCCCTAATGTTGGCTTCGTTCCTTCATTCCATCCGCTAGCAGACCCAACTGTTACTGGAGTAGAACTTATTACTGTTGGTGTATTAGTGGTCCAAGAACCAACTGCATCAAATGTTACTGCAGTACCTAAAGTAGTATCTTGTCCAACAGTAATGTTTAAAATGCCGCCAGCTACAGACGCAGTCGTTGCAGTACCTGCTCGGGTTACATTGGGTACACTTACTGGCTGCGGAGTCAAAGATGCGGCAACACCAGGTGTAGTAACTGATACATTGGATACTGCGGTATCTTCAATAGTAAGTGTCGGCAATGTGCCCGCATTCCAACTGGTAACTTCATCAATTGTATCAGTTGTCTGACTAGTTTGAAGTACGTAACTACCTTCATCGCCTAACTCAATCCAGTTAGTACCGTTATATACATATTCTTTATTATTTGGCCCAAGCACTACGTCACCGGACTCATATGTACCACTAGCTGGTGGCACTTCAGTTACTGCGCCCTTAAAGTGCATTGCGCCAGTTAGTCCACTTAATCCCGCAGTTTTGTCTAATACATAATTTACAACTGCGGTTGCAGTAGGAATATTATTATTAGTAGTAGTATGGTCTGCATCTGCCAAAGAATTTACTGTATCCTTTTCTGCGGCCGTACCGATATCGGCAGTACCTACTACCTGGTTGGTACTTGCATTGTACGGAGTTTTGAATACGTATTCTGTATTCGTATCCACATTATCATTTACAACCCAGTTCTAATTTTCATCTAGCGTAAAACTAATAATGGTATTCGCTGGGCACGTAAAATTACCAACTACATTAAAAGCATTGGTTAATGTACCTACCAATAATGATGCGCCAGTAGTAACGCTATTGCCATTTACAAACTTAATATGAATTGTAGAGCCGCGAATTGGGTTATCATAGCTTGTATTAACATAATCTCCAGTAATTGCTGGAGTAGTAGTATTCGCAGTAATATCTTTTTGCGCGGTTTCTGCCGCGGTATAACAAAGTCCATATAGTGTTGAGCCTACTAATACTGGATCCCCACTGCCTATCTAAACTTTTCCAATATAACTTGCCATTAGCTTTCCTCCTTAGTGACATCTGTCACTACACTTCGTTTCTCCCAGAGAAGCTCTGGAAGTAATCCGTTGGTTACTTTAAAAATATTATTTTCAATTGATGCTATAGTAGGTACGCCAGGAAGCCAACTTACTACGCTTCCAACCGTGCTTTTAGATACATTAAATTTAAAATTGGAAAGCTAAGTATATCCACTACCCATAGCATAATGGTATATTCTATTTGTAGATAAGTCAACGTATAACTTATCATCTGACCCGGGAGAAGGGAACGCCGCAAAGTTTGCGGCCTTAACAATCTCGGTTTCATTTCCGTTTAGAGTCCCGGAATCTATAAACGGGAGATTTACTACATTAGTGCTCCCATCTCCAACCTTTAAACGAGAAAAGGGGTGAGCTGTATCGGCTGAATAGACGATAAGCTCACCTGCAAGCGGTACGAAACCGGTAGACCCATCCTTAGGACCGGCCTTATTCCAATTAGCTTCGGTATCGCTTTTCAACCGAATTCTCGTTTTTATGGTGTTGTTGGATACCGCCATAAAAACACCTCCTTGCTATCATTCCAAGCAAGTTTATTAAATGACTTCGGTACTACTACCGCAGTCCAATGTTATATATGTATCTGTCGTTTGTAATAAACTTCCGACATTACCAGTTACCGCTATGCGCGCTAACTATAATTTTTTATTAATCTATTCTACTTCCTATTTAGTATTCCCATTGGGTATTTGCGCGCCTTCAAGAACATTTAAATTAAGCGCTGCCTAGTCTAAAGTAATTCTTACCTCTTTGTTGGCATTAGGTACCCATTCAACATTATTAAGGAAAATAGATTCAATTTTATTTTCGTGTTCGGTATGAGGATTAGAAGTAATATTGACAATTTTATTTTCATCTGGTTTTACTTCTTCTCCATCTACAATAATTTTTTCAATCTTATTAGCCTAAGCATTAGCTTCGATATTTGCTAACTTTTGCTATGAAGATGCATCAAATTCTTGAATAGTTAAATTTACGCTTTTTGGTAAATTTCCAACGGTAGTTGGAACTGATTCCACTTCATTAACAAATATGTGCTCGATGGCGTTTCTCTACGCATTTTCTTCAATATCATCTAATTTACCTTTTAACTCATCAGTAAAATCATTAGAAGTTAATGATTTTCCTTCTTCTTTATCAACTTTTGTATTAAAGGCATTATCTAATCCGGCAATTTTGCTTTGCTAGATTTCTGCATCTTCTGCTATATCTGCATCTTTGATAGTACCCTTAATAGCATAACTACTTTCATCACCAAGTAAATGCCAATTTCCGCCAGTCCATACAAACTCCTTTGTATCAGATAATATAACGTCGCCTGGCTATGCTTGAGAAAAGTTGTATCCAGAAATACGTGGGTCTACGGTGCTATTCGCATTAATTACAACCGTTGCTTCACCAACGAAATGCATCGCGCCCGTAAGACCAGCAGTAGCTTTTTCTACATATGATTTTACTAAATAGTTTGGAACTAAATGATTATTCGCCGCAATGGACTCTGCAATAGGAATTAATTTTACTTGGTCTGTCCCATTACCAACTAATACGTTATCTTCTGTTAAAGCGCTACGTCCTGTGCCACCCTATTCTACTGAAGCTATGCCGCCAATATTAGAAAATTGCGGCTAAGCGCGCGTTACAGAAATAACACCTGCCTCTTCTGAAACACTTGTAACAAACTTATTTGATTGCTCTGTATCGGTATAATTTAAGTTTCCTATTAGTCTTCCAGTTTGAGTGGCAGTAAACGTGCCTAAAGTAGGATAACGTTCTACTAAATCTCCAATCCACTCTGAAACTGCTGCATACTATGATAAATCAATTGGATGATTAGTATCGGTAATCCATTGTCCCTCTTCATTGTTTTCTTTATAGCGCAAATAATATTTATTTGCATTTTCATCCGTACCTTGAACTATTTGGTAAATACGCGGAGCAATAGTTACATCCCCGCTTAAATGAAAATGTTCTTCAATAAAGCTGGCCAATCCAGAAATTTCCTCAGCAGTATATGATGGCTTCGTTGAAGACTTAGCCCATCTATATACATCTGCGGCAACCGCCTATACCCAAGGCAATTCATAAAAATAATGAATGCCGTCACCAATTTTTATTCCTATTGCAGGAGGAGTATTTTCTGGCGTTATATTAGATAATCCATCAATAACTCTGTCATCAGGAAAAGCGGCAATCGCGGCTTCTCCTTTCATTAAAATGACATCACTGTTCATCCATTGGCTATAGGTACCATACCGCAGTAATATTCGCGTTTCAAGTACATTCTCCGCCATTGCCTCTCACCTCCTTACGCAGTACCTCCATAAATCACAAGCACGTCGCCTGTTGGTACATATAATTTGGAGGTTGAAACTTTATTTAATGTCATAAATCCTTCTTGTGTTACGTTGATATAATCATCGCTAGTGGATGCCTTAACACCACCTAGACGAGCAGTGGTTGCGACTTCTAATGTAAAGCCGCCACTCCCGCCATCACCAGTACTACCTACCATATCCCAAGCGCCATTGATAACCATATATTCTTCATAATGGTCACCACTGGAAGCGAGAACCATATATAGGGTATTTGGGTCGGCTTCTGCGGCATCGGGCAATGTTTCAACCACTGCACGATGCAAGTGTCCAGCGGCCGCAATAGCATCATCTACGTACTTTTTATTTGGTACGTCAGTATCATTGACTGGCGGCTCAGTTACTATTAATTGCGTGATTGCTTCTCCAGCAGCGGCTTCAAGCGCGTGGATTTTATTCATAAAATCATCGCTGAAAGTTAAGCTGCCATCCTATAGGGTTTTAAAGTAAGAAGCATTTAATTTATTTAGGTACGGCAAATGCGCCCAGTCACGAACGCCGTCACCTACCTTTATTAAAAAAGTATCAGACTCAAGCCCGTACTCGCCAGCGGCAAGTACGGGATTTCTTGTAGTCCAATCGGCGGCTTCATCGTGCCTAATTTGTAAAGTAACTTTTACTGTATTAGTTGCCATTAGGCTTCGCCTCCATTTAGAATTGTATTTGTAATTAACATTGTATTTACGGGAATATATTCTTCATTCCAATAATATAGGACTTTTTCATCTAGGTCAAAATATAACATATTCTACGCCCCGGTAGATGGAAAATTTGAGAAAGAATCGAATAAAATTTCTTGGTGATTTTGTTCGAGGTAATAGCCAAAGTGTGAGTAGAACTCTTCGCGCGAACCAGTATAGCCGCTGCCCTTTGCGAAAGCATAGAGCCAATCGCCCATTATGGCGAGGTTTTGCATCTCCCACGGGTAGATGGATTCTATTGCGGTCGGGTCGGGGAACGGCGGCATTAGGGCGCCGGAAGAGTTATCATCGCCCCAGGGGTAGATTATTGGAATGCCGCCCGCGCGAGGGTGGGGTGGCATTATGTTTGAGTCATATTCGAGAAGTAAGTCACGAGTTAGGTGTCTGTTAAGATTCCAATCAAGCTTCCTCATTTGGGGTCACTTCCTCTTCGGGAGTGGATTGTGGTAGTGCGTGTTTGTAGCACTGATTCATAACAACGCGTCCATCTGCGGTGAGAAGAGTAGCCGCATGGGACTGAAGTTCAGATACGGCTGCGGCCGCAAGGACTTCATGATACTTGGATTCGGCCTTTAGACGGGCTTTTGCCGCGTCGGCGTCGTAGGCGAAATGGACAATGTGGCCATATTCGCCGTTTGCGTATTGTTGGATTTCGATGATATAATATTGATTCATAAGTCATTCCTCCTTTTAATGAGTCCAATATTTTATTTCAACTGGGCCGTTTGTGTTAGCCCAGATGTTGTTGGTGCCGCGAAGGGTGGTGAGTTGAGTGGGAGTGAGGGTAGCGACGAGAGTTGGAACGCGTAATGGCAGAACAAATGTCATCGGATTATCGGACAGCCACGCCTTTATTTTCGAACTGCGTGCCGCTTGATCATCTTCTTCCGTGATGCCGGCCACATCGTTGGTAAAGACAACGTGCAGCTGCGTGTACGCATTTATACAAAATTCGCCTTTTCTTGAATTTGGGTCTGACCACGTTCCGCGCTTGTAATTTATTGCTTTGTCACAGAACAAATCGGCATCCACGTTGACCGTTGGGCTTATGTGAGACGTTTGTCTCGGCAACCAGAAGAAGCGGTTTGTTGCTTCTGTACCGTTGTAACTTGTACCGCCAACTTGCGGTGTCAAGGTGTCATCAACCACAAACTGATAGTACGTCTCCCACACTTCCCCCGTCACCAAATCCACATACCCACCATAAACCGTTCCGGCTTCAGATGGGAAGGTTATTGGAATTGAGATGCCTTGTACTGGATTATAGCCGCTGCCTTCATATTCTCCAAGCAATACATAATTTTCATTTGTGCGGCTCCATTCTGACGGCGTAACTGTCGGATTGCCGGTTGGACCATGAATTAACAAATAAGGGTGCCCAGCCGAGTTATCTACGGTATAATTCGTCCATCCAGATTTTGAAACTCCTTCATAAACTGTGTCCCCTTCTTCTGGTAGCTTGTCTGCTAAACAAACATAATTAATATAACCGCCTGCAACGTGGCCTTGATGAATTCTTATAGTGCCAGTAGGAACGGGAACAACAATTGTATTATAGGACGAACCTATTAGAATATTATTTGACGGACGACATTTAAAGCTATACCATTCAGCATTTTCTCGGATCAGATTTTTACCTGACTTATTAATTGTTGTATTGTTCCACCCACTTATCGGGCATATATTTTCCCACGGCTCATAATCTGTCGCAGCGGTGCCAACTTCAACTTGAATATTACTAAAAGTTGTTGAAATAGGATTGTCTTTTGATGTTTGATTTCTAAAAATAATAACGCCTATATCAATATCAGCGGGGGCTGTATATGTCTTGTTAACATAGTTAACAAGAACGGCGTCGCCTAAATAATTCCCTTCAGCATCATATGGCGCTATATTAATTTGTCCGCTTGAATTACCAGTCATCGCACAACTTATAAAATAGGTGGTTCCCTCCTTCATTTTAATCGGGAAACCAACCCCATACCCTGTTGTAGCAGATACAGTTATCGCATTATTGTTAATAGTGCATTCAATAATTTGGCTCGCTTGCCAATAATTTGAATAAGAAGCGCCTTTAGCATAAGTCCCAGTAGTAAATTTTCTTGCTGATGAATTAGAGAGAGTCGTGTTATCTGGGTCTTGTTCTACCGCATTTATATTAAACAAATTCTTCCCACTCCCACCAACCCAAGGTTTATCATATCCGTGTAAATCTTGAATTGGCTTAAACTCAACCTTGCACTCCTTCAACGGAGCCGCCATATCTGTTTCAAAACTTTGTAATGGCGCGGCCGCGAGCTTCTCAACGTGCGGTTGGTTCGCAATAATAAACTGCTTGCGTGCGAGAATGGATTGGGTTTCGTGGAGGTCGTATTCGACTTCGACATAATCGGCGTTGGACCAGACGTTGTTGTGGGAGAGGAAGGTTTGCATTGAAGAAGGGGCAAGTTGATAGGTGTTGGGCGTAGCGGCTTGATATACAATTTGGAATGGAGTGCCACTTTCTCGTTGTGTAACGAGCCAACTCTTTAGTTCATCAACAGTGGTCATATATATAGATGAGTCTTCTTGCAAGATCAGTTGACATGCTAGATTTAACCAGTCCATCCCAGTCTTACCATATACATTTGGATTTGCAGTCATCGTGAAATGAGTGCAGAATCCATTATTTCTATTCAAGATAGCTGGTGCGGTCTGGAATCTAAATTGTTTATATGTATTACCACTTATTACTGTTATATATGAGTTTTCATCTGGAACAAAGAGACCGTATTCCTCACAAACCTCCCCACTAATCAAATCCACCCATCCCCCATATACCGTTTTATTCGGATTATAGGGTTCGTAGGCGGTTGCGGAGGAGCCGAGTTCAAGTTGAATATTAGAAAACTCATAATCCGTATTCGACGTAGAAGCGTAAAAGCCAATTAAGGTTATTGCCGTGTCGTTTGGCACAGTTATGGTCTTATTTAAGCGACCGTTCTGATATGAAATCAGATTACCTTCTGCGTCGTAATAGGTTGCTCCAACGGCCCCATTTCCAATACCGCTTAAATAATAAGTTTGTCCGGCAGCAAGTTTTAGTGGAAATGCAATACCATATCCGCTCGCGCCGCCACTACTAAAACTAATGACGCCATTTTCTACTGATGGATTTAATACCCAATTGGCGTAATTTTGCCTATAATAATTATTTACAGACATGCCGATGACATAAGTGTCAAGCGTGAATTTGCGGGCAGTTGCAGCGTCAGAACCAACGGGAGATGATTCAGAAACAGGAACGTCCCAATTAAACTTATTCTTCCCCAATACTCCAAACTCATAATTTGTGGTGGAACCGTGGTAGAGTTCAAAACTATTTATATCTCCTTCATAAATACCAAATATGTCATAATATAAGGTCGTTGTACCTGCTATCCATGAGCATCCAATAGCAGAAATTTGCTTATTCGTAGCCGTTGTAAATTTGTATGTGTTAGTTGCTATTTCAGTAGCATTTGTCACACTAAGTAATAATTCACTATTATCAGAATAATATACCCTTATATTTAAATTAGGATTGGAATTTGTATTAGTAAATTTAGCTATAATTGTATATTTTCCATAATTAAATTTATCAAGAATTATACCAACGCTATTTGCTACGCTACCTGAATATACGATTGTTTTGGCAATATTATCTATTGTTCCACCAGAAGCTGCAATTTTTTCAGCAAGCCATTGTCCATCTAATAAGTTATTTTGGCTTTGCTCAACTTCCACTCCATCCCATCCCGCAATCTCCCTAACATTCTCCGGGCTAGGCGTCCCACTTCCTAACTACTTAGGACTAAAATGTACTTTTAAACTCCGTATAGTCGCCTCAGTGGGGCAATGGAACGACGCCACGGGTCCGCTATATTTTACAGTGCCCATGACATCACCGCCCCGAACTCACCGTCCGTTACGCAGATTTCGTATATTGTATTAGTTTCAAGAGAAGTGGGGTCGAACCACTCGGGGAATTTCACCGTGCTTGGAATGGTTAAAACAGTTACGGTACTGCCGCTCGTAAATCTCACAATACTAATGCCACTTGCGGGCGGAGTAAAGCTTAATGAGGTAACTTCGCCGCAGACATAGCGAGTGTTTTCTACTGCGGTAATAGTTGGAGTTGCGCCAGTTACATCTACTGTACCAGTGGAGCCATCTTGGATACCAAGCATTGCTTTAATGGAGGCTTTGGCGCTATCTGTGTAGGTACCAATAGCGTTAGAAGAAGCCTTCTGTGTAGTATCACCCGCGGCAGTGGCAAGTGCATAAAACACTGAGTTATGCTGCTGAGCAGGTACTATCGGCGTGTATGCATTTGTTCCTGATTTACAATCGGATAATTCTGCTTTTTTTATAGCTAAACCATTATCGGTTATTTTTAGCCCACCAGCACTGAAGATTTTCATAATACCATAATTTGTATCGCTCGCATAATCTTCATTTCCAACCGCGCCCAACATCGTCCTAATTGCGCTTTTCGCTTCATCAGTATAAGTGCCTACCGCATTATTGGAAGCACTCTGGGTAGTATCCCCGGCCGCCTTGGCGAGTCCATAGAAAGTTATTTTATGGGTTTGACTAGGCAGAAGAACTTGGCTTGTTCCAGTGCTTAGTTTAATGGTCGTATCAGTAGCTGTTCGTCCTTTTAATACTCCATTACTGTCTATTTCTAATATGCTTCCGGGAGAATCTATTTTAATTATTCCCGCGGTTGAAGCTGTCGCATAATCCGTAAACTTAACAAACCCCTCTCCAACACTCGTCTCCTCACAATTCGCGCTTGCCCCATCTGTAATAATTGCTGCGTCCTGTGCGATAGCAGCGGTTGCCTTATAAAGCTTGCCATTTGCAGTAAATACATCCCCAACTTTATATGCCTTGGAAGCAACTAAGTTATTCTCGGCAGTCGCAATTAGGTCGGACACGCCCAACATGGACTGAATGGCGCCTTTGGCTTCGGGGGTATAAGTGCCGACTGGATTATCGGAAGAAACCATATCTACCCCAGCGGCTCTAGTCAAACCATAGAAAGCTGCGACATGTGTTGTACTAGGAAGAATTGGGCGTGATGAATTGCTATTTCCGATTTTTATTGTATTAGTATCAGCGCCAACAACTTTTAGAGTTCCATCATTTTGAATACTGACGCTATATCCTGTTCCCGCTTGCTTAACGACTCCAAGAGAAGACTGAGAAGCTAATGGAATATTTGCTATACCATTACTACTAATGCTTGTTCCATTTATACGCACATCCGTAACCGGTTCCGCCTGCGGAGTAACATAAATATCATTCTCATCGTAAGTAACGGTGACACCATCCACAGTTATGGTGCCGTTTGCAATAAGTTCGGCGTATTGCGCCTGGGATAAGTAAACTATTTGTTTTGAATTAGGCATTAGGTGTCACCTCCTTATTGTATTGTCCAACCCTTTATGGTTGTTATAAAATCGTATAGTGATAATGTTCCATTTTCATCCGCGACAAATAAATCGTTTTCAATTTTCCCCATTAATGCTTGTGTACGACTAGTAAATCGTGCAATATCAACTGAAGCTGTAACTGTTGCGTCTAAAGCGTTACCAACAGATATTAAAGTTTCATCATCCCAAGTACCAGTATATTGCATTGAATATCTTTTTTTCATTGAATTAGGAACAAGTTCAAAATGCTGCAATACACGTGCAAAATAGAATGGGTCAGAGTCCGAATCAACTGAAAGATCAATCGCGCCATTTATACTTTTTACACCATTATAACCGCTAGTAAACATACGACCAGTTCTACTTGGCCTGATTCTACAATTTTCAAATGTTATGCTTTCACAATTATCATTGCTCTCAAACATATAATACATAGAAACACCATTATCAGGCATAATAAGATTTTTAATTATAATATGCTTCCATCCTGTACTCTAACGAAACATATACTCAAAACCATAGGGAGGACAATTTCCTTCAAAATCAAGTATAACTGTTTCTGGCAATTCAGCTTGATAAAATGTATATCTACAAGAATAAGCCGTAGAAAATGGACTTTTCCATTGAATAGCTTTACCTGGTGTTAATCCAACCGCCTTATCTCCCAAATACATCATATCAACCTCACCACCTTTAATCCATCCTGCACACCTAACATAGCCTTAATTGCGGTTTTGGAGGCTTCAGGATAGGTGCCTAGGGTTACTGTTTCATCTTTTAGGTCTACGCCTGCGACTTTGGAAAGGCCGTAGAAGGTAGCGCTGTCTTGATTTTTGATATTGACGAAAGTGTAAGTTGAAAATCCATTTTTTAAGTCTGATGCATTCGGAGTTGTAATATAAACGACACCTTTGCTTGTCAATGACAAGCCCAAGCCGGTACCGATTTTGACCGTTCCATATGTTGATTCACTTGCCACTGGCACATTCGCAACCCCATTTTCCACCACTGAAGTTCCCGCAACCTACACATCCTTAATCTTCCCGCCAGCATCCACCATCGTGGTCTCTATACAATTCGTATCGGGAATAATAGCTTCATCCTGCGCTATCGCGGCGGTAGCCTTGTATAAGTGGCCATTCGCGGCGAAGACATCTCCGATTGCGTAGGCTTGGGATGCAACTAGGTTGGGGTTGGTGGGAGCGAGCATTTGGGTTATACCGAGCATTGATTGGATTTTTTCTTTTGCTTCGTCCGTGTACTGACCTACCGCGTTGCTGGATTGGCTCTGCGTGGTGTCTCCTGCGGCGGTTGCCAAACCATAGAATGATGCCATGTGCTGATTGGTTGGACTTATTATCGGTTTAGCTAAATTAGCATTTTTTATTTGTGATAAAGTTGCGGTGTATGTCTGTAGTCTACCTGTAGTAGCATCGATATCAATACCATAAGTAGCCGATAGCGTATCTACACGAACAGCGCCAAGTTTACCACGGCCAATCGGCACATTCGCCACGCCGTCGCTCAGCACGCTAACCCCGTTTACCTACACGTCTTGCACCGGTACTTCCGGTATGTCCGCCTTCGCGGGCACATCTAACATAGTTTGAATTGCGGCCTTGGCTTCGTCCGTATAGGTTCCTACGGCGTTGTCGCTTTGACTCTAAGTTGTGTCACCAGCGGCCTTTGCCAATCCATAGAAGGTAGATGCATGTTGTCTTATCGGCATAATAGATAATGTTGAAACGGTTCCTGCTTTAACCTGCGCATCATTAGCACCAACTGAAGATAACCATCCACCTGAGATACTAAGTCCTGAACCAACCATAACAGCGCCCGGAGTGTTTGTACTTGCAATCGGTACATTCGCCACACCATTTTTTACAATACTAGCCCCATTAACCTACACATCCTACACCGTCAAATCCGCGCTTGCAGCCGCCCCAATCATAGAGCGGATTGCGGCTTTGGCTTCGGTTGTGTAAGTACCGACGGCATTATTAGACTATGACTAGGTAGTGTCACCGGCTGCCTTGGCTAGACCATAGAAGGTTGCAGTATGCTATACAGAAGGAGTAATGGCTCTTTTTGATTGTGTCCCTGCCTAAATCTATATCGGGGTTGCCGCTTTAATTGCAACTACAGGAATTCCATTTACAGTATTAAAAGAAAACCCACTATCGTTAGTACTATAAAATAATCCCGCAACACTATTTTTTGCATATGGCAGATTCGCAACTCCATTCTCCAATATACTTGTGCCCTCAATCTACACATCCTATACCGGTGCTTCCGGAATTACTGGCTTATCACTTAAATCCTCATAGCTCCCGCTAGTAGCTACCGCCGCAAGGTCAGCGCTATTCGCTTTCATACTAATGTCCTAGTGCGCGGTTAGGTAGCCCGCATCATTAGTAAAGGCGCTAACATTAGTAGGTACGGTTGGTATAACCGTATCAGCAGGTAATGCGCCAACCTCCTACGCAGTATAGCTAGGCTTTTGCGCCTACTTGGCCCAGTTTGGCACAGTAGGGTCAGTTTCAGTAAAGGAAGTTAAATAAGTTTCCTCTAAGTCAGATGCCGGTATACCATTCGCTGGCTTCGTATAATGTCCACTATCATCTGTCAAATCACTTACTTTGCTTGGAATAAACGTATCACTAGGTAGCGCGCCAACTTCCTATGGAGTGTAGGATGGCTTCTCTGCTGCTTTCGCCCAAGCGGGTACAGTTGGGTCTGTTTCTTCCTACAAGTATCCGCTGTCATTCTCCAACTCACTAACCTTAGTAGGCATTGCCGCCACCATCTCTGCTAGCTTCGCCGCGGCTTCTTCTGCTTTCTCCGTTGCGACAACCTTAGCCGCGTTGGCGGCCTCTGTAGCCGCAAGTATTATATTTAAATCTTCTATCTTAGCTGGCTATCCTTCTATCATAAGAAAGTCATCGCCAGTTTCTCTAATTTCACATTTAGGCGCCTAGAAGGCGGCATAATAGGAATTAATCTCTTCCCCATCAATAACTTTATTATCAGCCAAAATTGGATTCTTATAGAACTTAATATCCCATAAGTACTCTCCGGCCTTTAAATTTACGGTGTCTGCGTGAGAAAAGCTAATATTAAAATTCTCTCCTTCTATTTCCACCTACTTCTAAAAAATTCTAGTATTAGTTATAGGGTCAAATATAGTGAAAACTCCAATCGCGCCTTCTGCTTGTGTCATTGCTGGGATAGTAAATACTCCGGTATCGCCGCGAGGAATGATTAAGCGTCTCTATATTACTCTAATCATACTATCACCGTCTTATTTATATTTTTTATGTAAAGCTTCTGAACATTGGAGTATTTCGCCAATGTCATAGCCAAGCGTTTCAAACTTTATCCATTTTTTCTGCGCCCACGTTAACTCTTCGTCAACATCGCAAATGAGACATTCAAGATATAGAGCTGCCGCAACTTCACCAATTGCACACAGTTCTTGGCGCATAGATTGATATAATGTCTTAGTTTCTTTTTCCCAAGAAACCCATTTTGCCATTAAGTCTTTAACTGCATTACGCTTTGTCGCAACGTCCACATCAGGAGTTGTATATTTATACCAATTATCCGGTATAATCTTTGGCTAATCAAGCTATTCCAATTTAATTAGCTTATGATAATGGGTTGCGTAATAATGCGAAAGTTTACGATAATTTTTTGTTTCGCAAATGTGATGATAATCATGACATCTAGCAAAGCCGCTAAGGCCCAAGAAATCATACGCTTTTGCCATATCATCATGATACATTATTCCTTCTACCATGTGAGAAGCTAGTTTATTGAAAATCTCTTCTACTGTCATGGTATATCCTCCTTAAAGAAAAGGGCGGTTGCCCGCCCTATATTATCGAATCTGAGTAATTACCACATTAATATGTGCATCGGTTAATGCGGTTGTGCCGTTCACAAACTGAAGAGTAGTTGGACTTGTGAGACAATTACAATTGCAATTGTTTTCCATTACGCGTACAAATGTTTTAAAGCCAAAAGTACGTGTATCGGTAACTGCGGCGGGAACAAATGTTGTAACGGCCTGAGGTAGTGGTACATTATTTACCAAAAGCTGAACGGAGACTTCTGTTGCGGCATCTGGGGTAGCAAAGCCATCCATTTCTACTAAATAAATACCACGTCTTTCAAGAGCAATAGTAGAAGGGCCATTTAAGCGTTCGCCGCATCCTTTGTCTAGAACTACATTATTAAATACAAATGGGGCATTAGCTTCTACTGCTAGATTACTAGAATATACTTGTAACATCGCGATTACCTCCGCATATAATAAAAATAAAGGGCGTACAGTTAGTACGCCCTTATAGGTATCTAATTAAAGGTGTACTGTATACACTCACATATTGCATCCGCCGCAGAAGGGAGAGTTGCCTGCATTATAGGTCCATCCCTGTGGATAACGAACTACGCCCTGTAGCTGATTCTGGAGCTCTAACTGATTAATACGATTCTGCATAGCTTCCATCTTATCGTCCTTAATCATATCCTTTAGACCCTGAATCTGAGCGGTGAAGTTTGCATTAGTAGCAGCATCACGCATAGCAGCATCGTAGTTATTCTACATTAGCTGAGTGCGTAAGTTGCAGCAGCATTCGTTCTGATTAGCTAATAGATTAGCCTGTCCGACTTGTAGAGCAGCGATATCACGTTGAAGCTCGCCATACTTATCATAGATACCAGCCATAATGTCATGGTATACCTGATTAGTAGTAGCTACGGCCTGAGAAGTGCCATAATTAATGGCGTTCATGATATCACGATTCTGATCCTGAAGATCATTAAAGTTGAAACCATTCTGAACGAAGTCCTAAGTTGCGTACTGAGGACGATAGCCGCCGCCAAAACCAAAGCCGCCGTTCATCATAGCGAGGATAGCAAATAGCCAAATCATTCCATCCCAGCCATTATTCATACCATTTCCATTAACCGCTGCGATGTCAGCAGGAGTCATTCCGTTTTCTCCCATAACAATCACCTTCTTTTAGAATTTGAGGAATTACATCCCTCAAAAAATAAGAGGAAGCGCTAGCACTATTCTTAGGATTTTTCTACAAATGGGTAAAAAAAATAAGTGCGAATTTTACTTCGCACTTAAACGTTGTAATAATTGATTAATATCAATTCCGCCCGCTTGCGCCATTTGCTTTGCGATTCCTTCTAACCCGTTTGGATTAGTCTTCATCATAGCAGCAATTTGCGCGAATTGCGGATTGTTGGAAATCATATTTTTCAGCATAGCTTCCTTATTAGAAGCCATCTCCAACTATTGCATCATCATACGCGCTTGCGCTGTTGCTTGGTCAAGTTGCGGTGTCCACCCCTACTGTTGCTGGGGCATTTGAGCTCCGTTTCGCATTTGGCTTATTAGACTTGGCATTTATCCATTCCTCCACGGCCGCCAATCTTGCGGCTAAATCGTTAGTATCTACTGGCGCCGGTTGCTTGTGCGGCGTCACATCAAATGGCTGCACAGAGCGATTTCCATTCTGGTCAGTTTTAATCCACCAGATTATATCCTGGTCTGCGTCAGGCAACCAAATTTCACTATTTGGGCCCATTGGAAATTGCCAAGCGGCATTCTCTCCGTGCATCAAGGGCGCCTAATATACAGGTAATCGTTGTGATTGTGAATAACTACCCCATATATTTGGCTACTGATATGGAGTAAAAGACGCATTTCCCATCTACATTTGAGACGATTGATTCATAAAGTTATTCATTTCTAAGCCTCCAATTTATCCAATAGGTCTAAGGCTTGTTGAAGTTTAGTTTTAAGTTCCAGTAGGGTTTCATTCGAGTCAGGATTTGTTAGGAACTTACTCATCATAAAACCAGTACTGGTTTTATACCTTACTTCTGACCATTCTTTATTATATTCTTTAATTACAGTTACAGTCGCGCCTATCGGCACAGCATATACAACCGTAGAATTTTGAGAAGGGTTCAGGCGCAATTTTACTGTTTTTCCGCTTGGGGCTGTAACAATCACTGTTCTTCACCCTTCTTCTCTTTTTCCTTATTCATCTCATACACTTGCTCTTCAACAAGTGTACTTACGGTTCCCTCATCAAATGTCATACCATATTTCTCTAAGAACTTTTTAACCTACTCCATTGCAAAGGCTTTCTTATCTTTGCCAGTAGTAAGAGTAATGATTTGCTCTGCTGCGGCAACTGCGCTCTTTGCGAAAATCTACAACATAGCTAGCTGCTGCGGGTCAAGACGAGCGTGAATCAAAGGCTTCACTATGCCGAAAAATGCACCTATTGCCGCAATAATTAAACCAATTAGAATCCAAGTAACATCAGTCATATTCATGACCTCCTTTTTCTTTTATTATATCACATTTTGTAATAACTTGTCAAGTATTAAGGAACTTAGTCATCATATAACCAACCTTACCCTAATATTTTACTTTAGTCCATTCGTCTTTAACAAGTTCCACTTTCGTTCCCTTGTCAACACGAGTTAGTACTGCGGCGGTAGTAGAAGGTAACGCACGAAGTGCCACTTTTACAGCATTTACTGTGGCAGTAGAGGTTGTCTCAGGCTCTGGCGCAGGTGCGGGTGCGGGCGCAGGTTCGGGAGTATTAGTAGAAGTTCCTCCTTCACTATAATCTACTCCTTTAAGTTCGCCCCATTCGGCCCATTTCTTATCGGTAATTTTACTAGTAATTACGCCTGACTGAGTGCCCGAAGCTTCGATAACGATTCCGCCGCCAATATACAAGCCAACGTGAGAACGGTCGGAACCATTCTTTAATACGAATACTGCGGTGCCAGGCTTTAATGGTTTCCCGTCTGCGCGCTTACCGTCTTTTAACTTGCCTTGATTGGTACAATACTTTTTCCACATAGTATTACTACCGTGATACATATAGCCGCCTAGTTCTTTAAAGGCCCAATAGAATAGACCAGAGCAGTCAGTTACATATCTGCCAATCCAACGTGCACCATACATTGCAGCGGTATAGTTTTTATCTTTCTTCGCGGCTGCGTCTGTCTTCCAATCATCGCCATATGTGGTAACCATATGTTTTACCTTAGCATTTTGCAGGGCCTAAGTCCATTTAGTATGCCAAGCCCCAAGTATGTAGCCCCACTTATTATCTAATGCATACTAAAACTTTTCAATAAGTTTATCCGTTGTTATCGTCGCCATCTTCTTCTTCATCTCCTTCTTCTTCTATGTGAGAAGCTAGTTTCCCTATTAATGATTTAAAGCCGCCCTTATCTAACCATTTCAGTACAAAGCGGTCGCTATAAATTATTTTCTCTCCGAGGCTATTGACAAGGTATGTTCCCTCATTAACGAGCATAATCGTATCTATTCCCGCAATAGTAGCAACAAGCGACTCGGCCGCAGATGGTACAATTGCGGCCGCAATGACTACTGAAAAACGGTAAATGGCCCAGACCCAACATATAAAGCGGCTGAGCCATTTACTGTACTATAAGGCTACGGCGGCAACTCTATTTGCCATTTACATCACCTTAACTTATAATGAGGTTTTTCTTCTCCAAAAAGCTTCCAACGAAGCCAGTCATCAAGAAAGATACAAGCACTTCCAAGTATAAACCAAATAACGCAGAAAGGTAAACTGCATTGGTTCCAAAAGAATGCCATTTTTGTATAATGCCAAGCATCTAGGCGCAATAGGATGTTTAGTACAATTCCTAGTGCGGCGTCGCAGAAGATAGCTACACCCATACTAATGGTGCACTGTTGGAAAACTGGCATATCCCATCCAATTTTCTCATTGATGCCGCCAATTAATACGCCCATAAGGCCGCCAGCTACGAACATTGTCCAGTGCGTTGCCGCGCCTTTCCATATACATTCGAGGCCATAGTAAATTGCGCCAAAGATTAGGAATAGCACGAAATCTTTAAATAAACGTTTCATTCAATCACCTTCAATACTTCAGATTTATATTCGTCTGGAATTTCAATACCATAAGTGATTGCGGCAATCTCTTCGATTGTTTGTAGTGAATTGATATAATTCTTTAAGGAATTATAGTAAGTTGTATGATATGTCTTATGCTTATTTACTGCGGCCATAAGCTATTGAATTTCTTCGGCAGAGTAGAAAGTACATTCTTGTCCATCGGCGTGATAGGGAGCGCCTTCACCTGTTGCACTCAAGGTCATTAGATTGAGTTGGTCTTGAGTAGTAAGAGAGAAATGGCGGTTTTCGCCCTGGATTTGTAAATCAAAGCCAGATTCAATTGCCTGGCGGCAGGCGTAGGACATTTCGGAAAGTTTGGATTGGCGTACAAACTCAACAGAATCTCGGTCAATTGGATTTACCTATTCATCTGGATCAGGAATAACATCAATTTCTTCTGCATTCTCTATAGTATCCTAAGTCTCAAAAGCTTGTTTAAATATATTATACTGTTCCTCAGTAATTTCTAAAATAGCAACTTCTTGATATGGTGATTCTATTGTATACGGCTGCATCCATCCGCTGCGATAGAATTTACCCTTATAATTTACATATTCGCCTCGTAGCTCATCAGAACTTAGATAGCAGTCAACTAGCGGTGAATAACGTACAAAATTATTTGAAGCTGCAATACCGATAATAGTATTATTATCTACTAATTTGAAATACTTCATTATTTTCCCCTCCAAAAATGGGGCGGTTTCCCGCCCCATTTTGTTTTATCATTAAATTGTAAAGGCATAATTTAGTGTTAAAATACCAGGCTAGTTATTAGAGCTATCTGGTCTTTCAATATGGCCAATAGCGTTAACGTAAATAAAGTTATTATAATTTCCAGTAGAAGCACTAACGGAACGAGTAATATAGGAATTACTGCGTACCCAGCCGCCTTCTGAATTATTATTTAAAGTAGTATTAAATAAAGAAGTTAAGCTACCTTGTGGTTCAGTAGGCACACCAGCATTCATATCGTCAGTAGAGACATACATATACGCGGCTTCACCCGTAAGTACTACAATATCACCAACCTTTAGATCAGGAATAATGTTGCGTAAAGTTGTATTGCCAACCGCACTACGTGCGATTTCATAAATACATATTGGTGAACTAGTGCTCCATTTTATAGGTTTATTTGGGAACCTGAGATTATAATATTCCATATTGGCGTTTGTAGCGGTCCAAGGAGTTTCAGAACCAAAGCTATATTGGTATACTCTCATAGAACTACTATCATTTAACCAACTATAAGGTGTAATGTCTCTAATTGGTGACCTAGTTATATCTACGTTCCTTTCAAGAAGAGATTCATTTTGATAGGTCGTATAACTATTGTTAGGATCTATGCTGCTAACAGAAGGTATATATACATAGCCAGGAGTACTATCCAAATTACTTAAAGCATACTATACACTTTCTGTATTTGTGTTGTATGTAGCAGTGTAATTATAATAGCCAACTGGTATACTAGCTAATATAGACTGTAAACGGATTGGTAGGCTATTAAATACTTTTCCATCACATAAAGCTTTTGCAATAAAATCATTCCAACCAGTAACCGTACCAGCGCTAGTATTAAATCTAGTACTCTGGATATATCCGTGAGCAGAACCATTTAACGCAGTTAAATAAATTGCAGGACGTGAATTGTTAATATCAGTAGCATTACTATCAGTAGGATTAGTATCAACAGATGCAATGCACATAGTTACACTTTCGTGCGGCCAAGCTGCTAATTGTTTACATTCACCCGCGCCTAAATCTTCATCCCAGTATTTGGCCCAATAAATTGTTCCATAAGCACCCATTGTATTTCTCTTTTCTTCTGCATATTCGCTATTTGAAGATGTACCTGAAATGTCATAACGTAAATGACCTAAGCATAGTTTAGCATCCGAAGATAAAACCTAAGAACTTAGTAATATACGCTGTGCCATAGTAGTACTTTCTAGAGAATTACCAGCGCCAGATTTACTAGAATATACCCATAATTCAGAGCTATTAGCGGGATGACGTAGTACTATAATATTACGCTGAGATAGGTTTCCAACTGATATAGAAGACTGTTCACTGCTAAACATATTTCCATAACCAACTGTTGCACCAGTGCTACCGTAATTAGAGTTTGCGTTATTATATAATGCAAATCCTACTTTTCCGCCGTTTGCTTTTGCAAAACAACCAACTAATACCGCAGCATCTACTGAGACACTCTATGAAGCATCAAATTGATAGTCTATGGCAATAGTAAATCCGGAATTATCTTTAAATGGCTGAATGTTAGAAAATTCTACGCCTGCTTGCCCAGAGAACTGCTATATCTAATTGGTATTAACAATAGTAGTACCTTCTTTTGAACCATTGAAACCAGCGGTATAGCTAAATTGTTTTTTAGCAATAATATTCTCACTCTTTGGATGCGCTTCTCTATTAGTGCTATCCATACGAGAACGAACCAATAACTATTCTAAGGTAGGATTGGAAGTATCTGCAAATAAACTATTTGCATCTGATTCATTTAAAGAAATAGTCTTGGTATACCACTTTGCATAAATATTGTATTCACTTGTCCTAGATTCGGCAAGTGAAGGAGATATATTAGTTGGCAACTTTTCCCAACCATCAAAGATTGTGATTGTTACTGTATTATCCTAATTAAATGTTACTTTTGCAGTATCATTTGGATATAACGCTCTTATTTCTTTGACAGTTGGCGCTTCTAGAGTATAGCCGCCGCCATAAGCCTAATTTGCTACCTGCTTTACCCGTTTCCCTTCTTCTAAATACCAGTTTACAGTATAATAGTGCGGCGCTTCGTTAAAGAAGGTATATAATGTAACTTCTGGGACAGAGGCTATCGCGCGATAAGGATTATTAGAAGTATATCCCTAACCATTATTATATAATGAAGTGGGATTTGAACCACTTTGATTAGTTGTCCAGCCAGAATACATTACATAATTACCCTAATTAATAGAACCAAACTGATATACTGTTGAAACAGTTGGATTACGAGAGGGTAGATTGGCCACGGGCGTCCCAAAGTATATATCTGGAATAATTTCCCCTTCACCAATATAACGTGTTTCTATTTCTTGTTCTGGTACCCATCCGCTATCGTTATAATATCCACGCGTTTTATATACTACTTTAGCTTTAAACTCTTCTGTTCCGCCAGAAACATCTAATTCAAGGTTTGGCGCCCAGGTATCTTCATAAGTAGTACGTTCAATATCGGACCAACTGCCGGTTACATGAATTGTACCGCCTAATTGCATAATGCCGCCAGCCGCCTCTAATGTAGATTTAAAATTCTTGAATTGTTCTAATTCCTGGATATCTCCAATGGATGCAACATTTAATTTTAATAAAGAAATCTCTGTTTCTAAACTCTACTTCTCTAAGATTTTAGCTGCAATATCTATCCAGTCTACATTAGTAGAATAGTCACTATCATAAATGTGCAATTTAAATAAAGATCCATAATCAACTTCTCCGGCATTATTATAGACTTTAAAATCGTTTAAGAATCTTGCACCATAAAGATTAACGCCAACTACGGTAGATGGAAGATGTAGAGTCTCAATACTGGTATAATCTGGTAAAGAAACACCAGAGATAATTGTACCTGCTGCCTCAACTGTACGAATATTGTTAGCAGTAGATAAAACTAATGTTTTTCCAAGACTATGGCAATTTTTAACATTAACCGTTTCTAATAAAGGCATAAAATTAGGTAACTCAAGTGCATCTAATTTTGCATTTCTATAGTCTGCTTCATCTACACCGATACCAAGAACTTTTAAGTGGTCTAAGCCGCGTAAGTCAAATTTATAAGGATACATAGGTCCTAGATTGCTAATAGCAGATAAGTGTTTAGTACCATTAATATAAATACGTGTTTCTTGATAGCTACCAAATAAGTCAAATGTGTAAGTTTGACCCGCCTTCGCGCGAAGAGTAGCTGGGCCATCAGTCATATAGGAGTTTTGATAGTTACCATTACCAAGTTGTACATTTAAATACATATCCTAATAAGGAGTTAATTGTAAATAGTAACTTGGAGTGACACTCTTATGCCATTTACTAGCAGTAAAATTCGTGTCACTATTAGCTTCAATACATCTATATACTTCGTAGCGCGGCTTATCTTCATTAAATGGTTCAACCTTTACACGTACATAGCTATTAATAGCATATGTGCTACCACTAACCCATAGTGGAACATCAGGTGTTGTGGCATTGAATTCAAGTGTATTTTCATTAGCAATAATATCAGGTAAACGATATTTACTATTGAAATATACACCCTAATCGCGTATCCATTGACGACGTTGATATTTCTTGCGCCCTTGCATCATAGATGTTAAGAAACGAGGATTCTATTTTCCTGCTTCAACTGAATTATCAATTGATTCTCCAGTAAAAGTACGAATATATTTACGTTCAATATCTAAACGCCAAATTTCTTCTGGGAAACAATTCTAGAAATTATCAAATTCATCAATTAAATCTTGCGAATTAAAGCAATCTTCATCTGTCTGGGTCATAACATCTCTAATTTCATTAGCAAAACTTGTTTTAATTCTGCGCCAGAAAATAGAACCTGCGCCATTAAAGGCGTAGCCAGAAAGAGAATCTCCTTCTACGCGATAGTCGCCATCCTCTTTACCATATGGGAACACTTGCGCGCCATTATTGTCAATACCTGCTGCAGTATCCATATCATAAGCCCATAGGTCAAAAGCATATTGAGTACGATAACGCTTAGCGGAAACAATTTCTGTTCCTGTGGCTTTATGCCAAGTTGCGCCATCATCATCGGATTCTTCATATACATGTAACAAAGCTGCTACTGGACGAGTAACTTCTACATATGTACCCGTCTTAGCAAAGTGCCAGAATGTATTTTTCGCGCGGTTATCCATCATTGTGTAATAATGAGTGTACGCATAAAAGAATTCCATCGCGGCAGGAACAATCCATTGAGATGCTTCTGCTTTAAAAGTAGCATCATCAGACATAACTAGCCAATCATAGAAAGCATAGAAAACTCCAGTATTAAGTTTTTCTTGTGCTTTATCTGCCTTATAACGAGCCACTTTATCAGGATCAGTATCTTCTTTTAAAGGATTAATTAAGTCACCATCACGATAATCACCGCAGCAAGCATAGCGGAATTCAAATGAATGGTCTCCATCAAAAGGTTCAGCATACAACATTCTGTGACGATAGTTTACATAAACTTGGCCATTGGGTAAGCGAACATCGATGCCTTCTTCTTCCGCCGCTGCCGCAATTTCTTCCTCAGTGGGTTCACGTGTAGCGTTCCATTCCTCATCAGATAGTCCCCAAATAAATTGCATTGGGTTACTTCCGCTTTCATTACGTTCAACTACACGAGTATTACCATCCATATAGACACCGGATTGGAATTGTCCATTCTTAGTGTTGTTATCTGAATTTTCCAAAGTAAATTCATTCATATCATCGGGGTCATACGCGCGAGTATAGTCTGTTTTCTTAGAATCACCGATATTACCTAACGCATAGAAGTGCCAATTTCTGTCTTTAAACTCTGTATGCTTACTTATATCTTCACTATTTTCGCGCACAAATAGTACAGCAGGAACAAATTCCATACTATTTTTAACTTTAATCTTATCTGGATTCATTCCTAATGCCGCATAAGCATTGCGATGTTTAGCAATTTGATTTGTTTGTGCTGGTGATTTGTATGCTAAGAAATCATCATAGCGCTTCTGGAATAATGCGTTATTGACATTTTCAGAAGAAGCTACATTGACTTTTAAGTTAAAGTAGTTATTTGGAACTGAAGTTTCTGTAAGCGAAACCTTACAATTATCTTCTTTCCAATCACTGCATATCTCAGTGGTTACAGGTTCACGTGCGGGCGTCCAAGATTCACCATCCCAAATAGAAGCATCATTACCAATATAAACAGTAGATACATAATCTTTACTTGGGGTATAACCCTTCATATTTTTATTTTTAGCTGGGTAATTTACACCATCAACTTCAAATAAGAAGTCAACATTTCTAGAACTTTGCCCATAGTTATCCGATGTGGTACCTTGGCCACTATGGAAACCATTTGTAAATAGCCAGTTATCGGCATCACCACGAGATTTATATACATTACCACCTTCTGCGTGAATACACCGTAAGGAAGAATTCTATACAAAATTCTTTTTACCAGTAGTAAATACTGGAGTATCTAACATTAGAACCTTAACATCAGGCATAACTTCAGCTAGCTTAATTGGGTCAAGATGTGCATTAGCAGAAGGAGAAGTAAAGTATCTATTTTGTGTGCTATCCCAATAGATACAATTGCGGTTGTAGCGTTTTACTTTTTCAGTAATGTCTTGCCCATCTGCGATAAAGTTTTGTAGAATATCATCCGTATCTAATGCTTTATCATAAATACGTAAACGATAAATATAAACATCGCAATCGGGAGAACCAATACGAATTGTATTGTTATGATATAAGCCGTCTCCAGCGCTGCCAAATTCATAAGCATATGCTTTACTTGGCACTCCGTCTTCATATGACATTATGAAATTAGTCGCAGATTCAGTATTATATTTGTTAATGTTAATATCTAATTCAATCTTATCCTATTCAGAATATGGGAAATAAAGATAAGAGTTAGTAGCTAGTACTTCTGTATCAATTTTACCCATAGATAGCCAATTAGAGGTTGCATCCTTTGGATTAGTGGCGGCTACATCCTCTGTGACTTCTGTAATACATTTATAAATTGTATCCTTATATAATACTACCGCGTTAACCTTATATAAAGTTCCAGAAACCCATTTATCATATTCACTAGTATCTGCTTCTGTAGCGGTATCTGTTGCCTTATCTGTCTTTAACCATCCATAATGCGCTCCTAGTTGAATACCAACTGTTTTACCAGTTAAGGTTCCAGTATTAGTAAACCAAACAGCTTCAATATCGCGCACCGCTTCAGTCTTGAAAATAATTTTCATTTCTGCGCCCTTGGTTAAAACGTTATTGCTGCTCGTGCCAGCGAACATTGGATAATCTAAGTCAATATAGGAACCAGCCTTAATTACAAAAGCTTTACCATCGATATCAGTTTTGTAGCCGCCGCCACTTGCATCTTCAGACCAGTTAAAGTTATCTGAAGCAGTTAAAGAATAGGTATTCGCGCCAACTGTCCACTTTGGTAAACGATTAGCGGAACTATTCGTTAATGAAGCAGGGTCAAAATCAATAATTGCGCCAGTAACAGGAGAAACATTTACTGGGGATGCAGTGATATCTAAATTCACAACGACACTTTCATCATCAACCTTAATGGTAATTTTAGAATCAGTATCATTCGTTGCTACATAAGAGAAAACTCCTGTATTTACATCATTTAAAATAATATGGTCATACGGCTCTGTGTTATCATTTAAATAATAATAAACATGAATTGTTGACGCATCCTTTTTATATACTTGATAAGGAATTTCAATTGTGGAATACTGTGATGCACTAATAGTCTATCCATTTAAAGGAGAAGCAATTAGGACAGGGGCATCTTCATTATTTACATCATACCAAATATATTCACGAATTATACTTGCTGTAGTTTTTTCAACGCCTCCAACCATAGCAGTTAAGTACATTTCAATCTTATGAGTGCCATGTGCTTGCGGCGGTATACTAATAGTAGAAGCATATCCAGAAGTTGCCGCAGATAGAGGAGCAGTAATTTCATGCGCCTTGTCATTATCAATAACTACATGTAATGTTTTATTTAGCGCGCCAAAAGACGTATATGGGAAACTATAAGAATCAGTGCTATTAATTAATAAAGTATCCGGAGCATTAGATTCTATATTTAATTCATAGATATTAACTTTCCAAGTTTTTCCTAGCGGAGTAATGCCTGTACCATAGCTAACTGAAAGAGAAACATTATTATTAATGCTCGCTTTTTTGCACTAATCACTAATGTCTATTGCATAGAACCCTTCTGGTGCCCCAGAAGTACTTGACCAGTTGCTCCCATCATAAGTCCATTGTGTATAAACTTCATTAACATTCGTAATATATAATTTAGATGTATCGGGAGAATTAATAACAGGAACGTCATTCTCAAATTGAGGATTTTCAACTACTATCCAATTAATTGGTGTAGCATTAATTGCGCCGCTCGTAAATACATCTGTTTTAATTACTGTATTGTTATATTTTAATGTGTAATCGCCACTATAAGATTGGTCTTGGTCCCAAGCAGAGAAGAATACATATAGATTAACTTTACTATTAGTAATGGTTTGAATAGTTTCATTACCAATGCGTACTAGACGAGCAGTAATGTTATTAGTTACACCGCCGCCACCGCCTTTTGGTAGGAGAATATGTGCACGCAATGTAGAATTTTCTGGGTCTATGGTTGTATTATCGGCACCATAGTTAAATTCATATAGGTCTAAATAAGTTTCCTACTCATCGCCTTCCCCAGTAGTAGAAGTAGTAGCATTATATGTTTTAATATTATTAGTATTAATGAAATTACTAATTTCAATTTCTTCTAAAACATTATTGCTACCAGGAATCCATCTATAATGATGTACTCCATCTTCACGTGCGACATAATAATCTGTATTTTCAGAATGTTCTTGAAGGTCATCATAAGCGACCGCGGTTAAATCCATACCAGAAGTATTTCCACTTCCAGAGCTACCGCCACTAATTAGCACCTTTGTATAAACATTATCTGAGGTTTCAATAATGTGATAGTATTTATAAAGATTATTGCTATCAGGGCCAACTAAGTAATCCTTGTGGCTATTAGCCTCATTCGCCTCTAAGGCTTCGAAGTTTTCTACGCTAATAACTTCAGTTGCGGACTTCGGTTCATTTTGCAATGTAGTAATCGCGCTCTCCGCTTCACTAACACGAGTCGCTAATGTTTTCGCGCCAGTTAAAGCTTCGCCGCCATCAATAGCATCTAAACGGGCATCTAGTCCACTTAAAGAGCTATCAACTTCGGTCTTTACCGCAGCTGCGTTAGCCTTGGCTAGTGCTGAATTAGCGGTTGCAACAAGACCAGAATTTTCATCCCCTACTGTGTTTTGTAAGGCTGCGATAGCATTGGCATTATCACTAATGTTTTGCTGCATTTCAAGCGCATCCGCGCTATGGTCATCAATCCAATCTGCAATTTCCTTTAATGTATCAAATGCCTCAGGGGCATTTGCGACTACGGCTGCAATAGTATTTAATACAGAACCTTCAGTAGAAGCATCGCCATTTAAAGTGTCAATAGCATCTTCAACATCAGAAACACGTCCATCTAATGCAGTTACTGCGGCCCGAACTGTTGCAGCAGAGCTAAAACTAGGACCAAGTAAACTATTAGTATAGCTCTTTGCGGCCGCAAGAGCATTATCAATAACATCTACAACCTACTTATCAGTACTATTAAAACCTTCGCCAAGTAAGCTATTAGTATAACTTTTTGCATTGGTTTCAGCGGCGTTAATTGCAGTAGTTACAGTACTAGAGCTTGTGTAAGTACCACCGATTAAGTCACGCAAAGTTTTACCCATATTAGCACTTAATGGCTTATTAGTATCAGATGAAATTAAATCATTTTTAATATCACTAACATTGACCTTGTTAGACTATAAATCGCTAATTTGACTAGCTTGATCTGTATTAGTTAATTCGTCCGCGGATATTCTAGCATTTAGATTAGCATAATGACCTCTGGCAGTAGATATTTCACTTTCCGTTGCTGCAAAACGTTTTTCAATAGTTTCATAAGTACCTCTAGCATTGTCATACTTATTACTAATACCATTAATAGCTTGCGCCTGAGAACCTAAAGTTTCATCTACGTTGTCTAAACGGTCCTGTAAATCCTTGAAAGAACCAGCAGCACGATTAACTACTCCTGATAGTATTCCCAAATTATCCCGGACACTGCCAATATCCTTAGCAACGGTAGAAGTTTCAGTATAATTGCCGCCAATTTTTTTATTAATGTTTGAAATTGCGGTTTCATCGTCTGTAAAACGCTATGTTAAACTCTTAGTCACAACATCGCCGCTCATAGTAATAGCAGGCTATACTTGAGTCCAAGCTTTTCTACCTTGCTCGCTATCGACGGATATAACATTTACATCTTGTGTTAATCTATTAATAGCAGCATCCAATACATATCCTTGTTTAGCGGATAAGGCTTTTGTACCATCATTGGTAGATACGTTATCAACAACACTAGATTTATCTAACTTATTGTTTACATCCGTCTATAACGCTGCTGCCGCGATACCATTCTCAATATGCATCATTCTTTCCTGAGTTATCGCATCACCGGCAGTCCAGGTCTATTTTTCATACGCCATTCCATTTACCTCCTTTTTCTCAAATTAAAAATAGAGACGCATTAAATGCGTCTCAAAACATTTTTCCTCATAATAATGAGGAAAAGGCCATAACTGTTTTTATTATTTTATTCTTGGTTATAAACAAATTTTTCAATTGCATAGCCATCATCGGTGGAGTAGACTACGCGCCCAATCCGCAGGTCACGGATTGCCTTCTCACACGAAGCGCACGGGCGGGCAAGCGCCGGGGTGCCATTCTTATGCTTGCGGACAATAAAGAGAGTTACCTTTGAGAAGTCGATGTCCAGGTACTTAATTCTAGCCAATACGTTTATCTCTGCATGACCCTTAGCTGGATAGTAATGCGCCGTTTGCGCGCTATAGCGCAAGTAATTGTACTTTGCCTGGCGCGTGTGCGTCTTATCACTATTGCTACCTTTCGCCAAAACAGTACCGTGGTACACCGCAATGCATCCAAGTTGAACCGGATTCGGCCCAGTATACGTAGATGATTCAGCGCATTCCGCCGCGATATCCAAGTAGTGCTTGTAGTTCATCTTATCCCTCCTAACATTTTTATTATAACATAAATTTTTATAAAAGTCAAAGTATAGTATTAATACTAAAAGATATAGGAGGTGAGAAAATGAAAGTCAAAATCACCACGCAAGAAAATATGAAGTATTATGGGTGTGAGAAGAATACAGTAGTAGAAGTAGATTTAGAAGATTATGTGACGTGTGTAGTTGCGGGAGAAATTGGTAACACAAAGCTTGAAGCGTGTAAGGCACAAGCTGTTGCCGCAAGAACTTTCGCAATCGCGCGCGGAGTATTAGATGGAAAGGTGATATCCGACAGTGCGAGCGTAGCATAGGCTTATAGGGCAAACCGCATTAATTACAAGGCTTGTCATATGGCCGCAGAAGCTACGGTCGGATAGATTTTAGAATACAATGGAAAGCCTATTTCGGCAGTTTATTGCCACTCTAATGGCGGCCGCATTAGGTCTGGATTGGAGGTATGGGGTACAGATACTCCATACTTATAGGCGAAAAATGATGCCTGGGATAAAGAAACAAAGCAGGGCCACGGCGTTGGTATGAGCTAGGCTGGCGCCATTAATATGGCAGTATGGGGTAAATCGTATAAGGAAATATTAGAGTATTACTATCCCGGCACTAAGTTAACTTGGAATAAGAAGGCAGTATTCGCGCGAATACGTTCTATTATAAATAAAATAATGGCGAGGCTTTAAGCCTCGCCCTATTTTTTTATTTCGCAAGCCGCGATTCAATCGCTGACATAAGGTTCAAATCCTTCTGATTAAGTACATCGCCGAAACTATTAAAGGTATTTACCATAGAAGTTAGTGTTTTATCAATTGTATTTACTAGGATGTTTGCGCGCTTGAAGAAGCTCTTATAGAACTTGCTCTTGGCGCGAGAAAACGCAATCATACGGCCAGTTTCTTCATTCCACTCATCTTCCTTGGAGCAAACGGCCTTGCCGATAAATTGCTTGGGAAGCCGCAGTTCCGGTGTAAAAACCCAGTCATAAACAAAACGGACTTTACCACGTGAACGTTCCATATCATAGACATAGTCAATGAATTTTTCCTGGGTATCAGGGATAACGCAGATAACTACACGCTCTTCCTCGTTGACATAAAACCGGCAATCAGACATCTTAATTCCGTTCATCTTTCTTCTCCTCATATTCAATATAAAAAATAGGTTCAGTATGTTCTCCAGTGCCATAACCATTGGTTTCTTCTGTGTAGACAGAAGTTAGCTGGTCCACAGGTACATTAAGGAAAACGGCGACAAGTTGGCGCAAGTCATCCTCATAGAAACGTTTAATTACTTTCATTTTTTATCTCCTTTCTTTCTTACAACTATATTATAATATAATTTTAAGCAAATGTCAATTATTGCGGTCGCCCTTTTAGGGCGCTAAGAAGCACATCTACTTTCTTAGACACTTCCTTCAAAGTTACTTCTGGTGAATCAGAAATCGGTTCGTATGTAACGTCGCCCATATGTGTGGTGGCCGCAAAGACTTGGCCGCATTTTGTACAACTACAATAAGTTGTACAGTAATTAGGATTATCGTCTACCAATACTCCGTCTTTATAATGCGGCGGACTATACATACAAGTAGAGGTTGAGTATTGTTCATAATAGTCGCTTTCGCCGCAATAGGGACATACGTAATTACTCATCGTGTTCCTCCTGCGGCATATGTTTTAGAATCAGACCGAACCTAAGGTCGTGATAGTATTCTGCCATATAAGCGCGCATCAGGAGACACGCAACACTAAGGTCCAAGTCAGACGCAATGCGCTCTACGAGTTTTCCATCGCCCAATCTATCAATCCAAAGTTCGTATTTATCTTCCCACATTTTTTATTTCTCCTATAAATCTTACTCTCTAATGGTCCTGCGCCCGCTAGTTCAATACTGCCTCATAGGCTTCCTCATAAGAATCAAAAAGCGCAAAGTACTAATTCATATTCTCATTTTCATAGATAGACTGCGGCCGCATTAGAACCCCATTTTTGTATTCATATTCCTTAATAGCCCACTACGCGCCGTATAAATCCTAAAAGATAAAGCGCGCCGCGGCCTAGTCCGCGCGCGAATACTTATCATAGGTGTCTATCACAAAGACAGTCATGTATCCCATCTCACTTCATACTGATTCGGCGCGAGAAGTGTAACTTTGAAGCCCTTTTCGCGCAAATACTCTACATTTTGCGGGAAAAGATGATTGCGCCGATAGGAGTAGTTACCGTTATTGGCTTCATTACAGATAGCATGAATAATGTTGGCGCGCTCTTTTTCCGCGTCTCTATTGGGCTTATTTTTCGCGCAAATATTCATATAAGCTGCGCAGAAATATCTATCATTAATTTCCATACCGTTTTCTTCCTTTACATAATGAAGATATCCATATAATCCGGTTCCAAAGACAAATTGTATTTCAAAATATCCTCAACCTCGTCCAAGTTTCCATTCATAAAAGCCAGTTCCATCTCCGCGGCGGTATCACGAACAGCTGCAAGAGCCTCGTTATAGGAAATGTTGTCGCGCTTCGCAATCATCTGAGCAAGTTCTTCCATAGTAGCGGGCATTTTCATTTTCATTCTCCTTTTACTGTAAGTCTATAATACTTATGTAAGTCTTTGTCGCCAAATAGTTCCTTATCGTAGCGTTCAAGGCGCTCTTCTTCGGTTTCTTTTTTCTGTTCTCCAATATTATGTATCTGGTCCCAGTACTTTAAAGTTTCGCGGTCAACCAGAATAGCATCGTTAACTATATCTTCTACAATGGCGCCTGGCTTGATGAGGTCTTTGTATTGCTCTTCCATACGCTTTATTTCTTCTTGAAGTTCCTTTGGTTTAACTCCGCCCTTCCATACTATATGCTCCAACCTTACATTCTTGCGCTCGCCGCAATAGATGCAAACGTATGGCTCGTATATAGATACAGAGTAATTGTCATATTCAATATAGGCTGGAAAGTCGCGCCATTTATGCTGGCCGCCTGCGCGCTGGCACGGCGGTTTTAAAAGTTCCTGTATTATTTCATCGTGCGCCTGCGTCTGCGCCTGTTCTTGTTTTTTCTTTTTCCAAAACATTTTTATTCCTTATGATAAACGAGGTCGTTAATATACTCTGGATGCTCGTGGAAAATAGGAATACACTTATCTAGTACCCACTTACCACGCTCCACCAAACCAGGAACAACAATCTCACTACGCTTTCGCGCGCAAACGCCGTTCTGATATTCGGGATAAAGCGCGTTCCAATCCATATCAATAGTGCGGAGTTTCTCTACAATTTTCGCGCAAGAAAGACCATTCAGTTCTTTCTGGGAGAAATAGGTATACCCCATTGCCTGAATGGAATTGCGGCGGCAGTCCTGCTGGCGCCACTCGAAGCAATTAAGTACTTCCTCACGCGGTACTGTAAAGGCGCGAGAGTCGAAGATAGCAGTGCGGCCGCGCTCATACGCCAGCCGCAGACCAACGGAGGCAGTGCAGTTCTCGACTTGCGCGGCAACTTCCTTGTTAAAGTAGTAGGTAGCCATTGCGGCGGAAACGCTTACGATTTTTTGTAGATTCTTACCAAACCACGCATCGGTTTCAAGCGTGTCATCGTCTGTTAGGAGCAGAGTGATTTCATCAGACTGCGTATACCCAAGTTTCGCGCCCATAATGTTTTCGCAGAGGTGAAGCATAGTGTTACGCATACACGTCAGGAAGCTGTAATCAAATGGGCGGTCGAACCCTTTGGTGAAGCTGTGAAAATGGCATCCGTCTAGTTAAAGACGAATGATAAGCGGGAGGTGACGAGTTAGATGCCGACGTTCAATGTTTTCATAATTCTTCATTCTATCACCCAAACTATCATTCTTCATTTCTTATCACCACCTTTTTTGTACTAAATTTATTTTTATTTGTATCTAAACCGTATCGTTTTAAGCAACCAAGAATCGTTGTTCTATCTCGATGAAAATAATTGGCAATTGTTCCTGGACTACATCCGTCTTCGTAAGCCTAAATAATCTATTTCTCTATTTCTGGTTCATAACGTAATGGCTTTCTTTTATATTCCTACACGTTCCATTTATACGAATAATCTTCTACTGGACATGGCCCTATGTATTCTAAGAAGTCTTTTACTTTGATGCGAGGAATATATATTCTATATTTATTATATCCGTGTTCCATTAGCGTAGCTGAAAAATTAGAAAGCTATGGTAATAAATATTTTTCTATATCTTCTTTAGTAAAAGAATCCGTACATAATAATATCTGGCCTCGAGCTCTAGTAGTACTCTAGTATAATTCGCCATCTCCTAAATACCATATTAAACACGTTAATGGAGTTAGTATTAAACTCTCTGGTACTATCTTAATATTATCTTTATACCACGTATTATATATCTCGGTGAAAGTTGGATTTGTTAGCGTTCTAAAAGAACAACGAGAATATGATTTATCAGTACGTTTATCATATATTTCTTCGTGTTTATAATAAAATCCTGGCGATACATAATCTTCTAATTCTGTACATACGGCACGCACATGTTCCTCACTTTTAGATAAATAAGAAAAATAAGCATTTAATCCATTTTTATGCTTTACCATACTACCATCGCCAAGTAAGGCGCCATTTATGATTTCCTATTGCCGCGATGTAAGCTCTATAGGCTCATTCGTCATCCAATCTTTATTTGTATGACTGGGAATATTATACGTTTTTAAGTTGCGTTGAATTGTATCTTTGCTTACATTAAAATACTTAGCAACTTTTTCCTACGATAAATTTTCAATTATATACTTCTGATATAATTCTTCTTTTGGTAAGTCGATTCTATTAGACATATTCATTCCTCCATTGCTTTTATAAAGCTATCTGTAATATTTTGTAGGGTCGATAACACTAAAGCTTCATTTTTATGAGTAATGCCCTTTTCATCTCGTAACCATTTAGTTAAAGTTGAAGCGCTTACTCCCATTTGATTTGCAATAAAGGTAATTGACATACCATTATCTGCAAAAAACTACAATTTTTCTTTTACTGTCATCTTAATCCCTCCGATAATATTGTGATAGCAAAAGCAACGATTTTAAGAAAAATCTTCTCAAAAATATTTTTTATATCGTATACTAATTCCCCTTTCTCTTTTTCTATATTATAGCAGAAATTTGGAAAAAAGTCAAATAAAAAAGGTGGGCCCTGCATTATGCAAGGGCCCATTGCTCGCTTCTATGTTCTACGCCGCTATTTCCAGTAATTTTTGCCGCAACAAAACTTACATTTGGGAACTTGGAGTTACCGTAGCCGTATTCCATTTGAGAGTGGAAGCTGCGGCACGCGGCGGCATAGGTTTGGAATACATCTATGCCTTTGGTGTAGGTTTCGCCATCGCGGCGAATGTAGTGAAGGAAGAACTCGGGTACGGGTTCGCGCGCCCACGTTTCATTATAGTTATCTATAACTTTGTCTTCGCCGTCAGTTACCATACAGGAAACATAGGTAGTATTAGGGTTGGATGGGTTATTGTACGCCAATTTCATTTGGCTATGAAAGGACTGAATTGCGGCATCAAGGCTGTCGTGCACTTCAATGCCTTTGTTATATGCGTCTCCATCCTTGCGGATACGGTGGAGAAAATATTTATTTTCCATTTACATTACCTCCGTTTTGTTCATACCAATAGGTGGTATGACTTTGGATTATTTTATTATTTTGTTTCTGTAACTTCAATTTCTTTTGTTTCACGCGCAAAAGTTTTACAGAAGAGTTTCCATAGGAAACGAAGTAAGGATACGATTGCGCCAATTAGGCTCATTATTAGAGTAGTTGGGAGAGTTAGAAGGGTGATGAGAAGCAATAGGCACATAAGGCCGTCACCATTAATGCGTTCGCAGCAGGCTTCATATATAATAGCGTGCGGCGGCAAGAAGTGGGTGAAGAATCTATTTAGTTCATAGTTTTTAGATATCCATATTACATCGTCTTCATACGCCGTATCTATATATGCGGGTACCCAAACTAAAAGAAAAGTAAGAGTAGCCCAAATAATTATTATCACGATTCAGATTCCTCCTCATCGAAGCAGACGCCGCAAAACCAACAAAATGGCAGCGGCGTTAGGAAGTGTGTTAGACATTCGGGGCATTGGTACTGGTCTCCGTCCTTATGGAGGGGAACGTGGCGATTGGTGGTGGGTTTGGGTAGGTGTTTAATCATTTTTTATCACTCCTTTTGCGCGGCCGGGGTAAAGTAAGTTGAGCTTTCAATTAAGTGGCCGCAATTGTCACAAACATAAATATAATGGGTGGAGTAGCGGTGGCCTACTGTTTCTTTGAAGATGTAGGTGCCGCCGCAATAGGGACAGATGCCGTTGTTATAGGCGGTTGAAGAATTACATCCTTGTATTAGGGATAGGAGAAGAAGGATTCCTATTAGAATAAAAATTATAATTAGAGAAGCGGATGAGTCTCGTGATTTATAATACATATTGTACTCCTCGCGCCATAGGCGCAAAACTCTATTATTTTTTTATTATTATTATCTATTATTATCTATTATGGTAGGCGGAGTGCCACCTTTCAGAAAGCGAAGTGCCACCTTTCATCATCGGAGTGCCACCTTTAAGTGGGCGGAGCGCCACCTTTTAATATTTTTAAAAGGTATTGGAGCGCCACCTTTCCAAGAAAATGAAAGGTATTGGAGCGCCACCTTTTATTTTATTTTTAATTTTAATTTTGCTTCTTTAATTTTTGCTTGTACATTTTCGCGCAATTCAGGCGTGAGGCGTAATTGCGCCCAAAGATAATCATAATTTACTCCTAGTAGAGCTGGTCCATTTGATTGCTCATCATATAAGAGCCAACCAATTTCTACTAGTATTGCTCGCGCATCATAATATTTATCTTTCTGCATACCAGTACAATTCATTACCCATTGCTGTGATACACCATAGCCTATATCTGTACTTATTAGCAATAACATTAGTTTTAACATATTACCTTGTTGGCCTGTAAGCCCATTCATAATATAATTCATAATTTCTTGCGGCTGTTGATAAAAATAACAACCTTTCGGCCGCTCTGTTTTATTGTAAGTGCCACGATTATCCCATTTATCGCCTTTTATAGCGAGTAATGGTGCGGCTTTTCCTATACCTTTAAATGCCATTATAATCAACTCCGTGTAAATTAGTGTAGTAGTGTAAATTATTTAGTTAACTCGGTTACGGCTTGCCGCAATGCGGGGGTTTCTTCAAAATAATATACCATAAGATTAGTATATTTTTTATTTGGCGCCATTTTGACTACAATAAAACCCCGTTTTTCAAGTTCACGAACTATTCGCCGCGAGAAAACTGGAAATAGTGTCATTAGTTTCACTCCTTTATAATTGTCATTATAGTATTAAAAATATGTTCTAATCCATTTTTAATTGCCATAATCTTTGTGCCATTCGGCAAATTTATTCCATTTATATAATGGTTCATTGCCGACAATGAACAATGGCATTCGCGCGCGAGAACCGACACTGGTATGCCAAAGTCTTTTAGCTGTCGCAATTTTAAAATTTCTTCCATCTTCTCACCTCCATAGAATAAGTTGTAGTGCTTAGATTAATTTTATGTTTTTTCTTCTGGCAAATCTGTCACAAAAATATATAGATTTTGTTATAAAAAAATGGTGGAAAATACAGAAAAAGGATAGACCTCTC